TTTAGAAGATTTGAACACGCAAATATCTGAAGGTATGTTTATAGATCAAGATATATGGTTAATGGGATTTCATCCCGATGATGATGAAAATGAGTTTATTGATGATAGTACTTTTTTAAATGTAATTGAAAAAGAATATGCTATTATCTTTGTGCAGAGACTTTCTAAACTGCAAGAAGCGGCAGACAAGATTGCAAAAAAAGGATATTATGATAAGTACTTTAGAGAGTACAATGCGAAAGAAATTTTTGACAAAAGAGAGACTTTTAACAGGAGATTGAAGAATGGCTATGAAACCAAAGAAAAAACCAGTTAAAAAAATGCGAATGGGTGGACCGGCTAAACGCATGAGAGCCGGAGGTGCCGCCGGAGCTAAAAAAAGGAAAAAGAAATAATGCCCGGTAAAAAACAAGGACTTTACGCCAATATTCACGCTAAAAGAGCTCGTATAAAAGCGGGTTCTAAAGAAAAAATGCGGAAACCCGGAGCAAAAGGTGCACCAACGGCGAAAGCTTTTAAAAATTCAGCTAAAACGGCAAAAAAAACACCCGTCAAACGAAAAAAATAGGTTTGTAACATGGCTGTTTCCGGAAGCACCGATTTTGAACTCGATGTTACAGAGTACATTGAGGAAGCGTTTGAGCGTTGCGGCTTAGAAGTCCGCACGGGCTACGATTTAAAAACAGCAAAGCGATCCTTAAATTTATTGCTTGCAGAATGGGCCAATCGTGGTCTAAATGCATGGACAATTAAACAAAATACACAAGCTTTAGTTGCTGAAGACGGGCTTTACACCTTAAACGCCAATATTATTGATGTTTTATCTGTGGTTTGTCGAAGAGACGGGACAGATTATGCTCTTGAACGGCTCAGTAGAGACGAGTTCTTGTCAATTCCGAACAAAACGACGACGGGTCGACCTAATCAATTTTTCTTAGATCGTTTAACAACGCCTGTTTTAAAACTTTGGCCAATTCCAGAGAACGCTACAGATGTAATCATCTACGATGCTCTTACACGCATCGATGATGCAGATACTCCGACTAATACTCTTGCTGTTCCTTTTAGATTTTACCCCTGTTTAGCCGCCGGCTTGGCTTACTACATTGCTATTAAAAGAGCTCCTAATCGAATACAACTTCTAAAAGGTTTGTATGATGAGGAATTTGATAGAGCTATGTCAGAAGACCGCGATCGAGCGTCTTTCAATGTTGTTCCTGCACAGTCATACCATAGGAGCTAAACGTGTCTAAATTCGCTACTGGAAAAAGATCTTACGCAATATCTGATAGATCCGGGTTTAGGTATCGTTATCAGGATATGCGGAAAGAATGGAACGGGGCCCTAGTTGGAAAAGATGAGTTCGAAGCAAAACAACCACAATTAGGTCCTTTTCGTAAGGTTGTAGATGCTGAAGCGTTAAAAAATGCGCGACCAGACCGAGTCGAACCTTTGGATGTTTTTGTAGGTGTTCCTACAGTAGAACTACCTAATGTTTTGCCTTTGGCGGCTTTTTGCAGTGTTGGAACGGTTACGGTGACTACATGAGTTTTACATATTCTGAACTAAAAACAGCTTTACAAAATTATACCGAAAACGACGAAACAACTTTTGTAAACACGTTACCGACTTTTATTCGCATTTGTGAAGAAAGAATTCTTAAAAGTGTACAATTAACACTTTTTATTAAAAATGCAACCGGTGCAACCATATCCGGGCAAAAATTTTTAGCACAACCTACAGATTTTTTAGCGCCATTTTCATTAGCATTAACAAATTCTTCTGGGACAGAAGTTTTTTTAGATTTTAAAGATGTTGATTTTGTGCAAAGTTTTTCTCCAAGCAGTGGAACAGGCTTTCCACGTTACTATGCTTCTTTTGACAACGACAATTTTATTCTTTCGGCCAAACCCGATGCCGCTTATAGTGTAGAACTACACTACTATTATCGGCCAACAAGCCTTACTGCCGGCGCAGATAGCGGAACAACTTGGTTGAGTGAAAACGCAGAAGTTGCTTTACTTTATGGAAGTTTAATCGAGTGCTATACTTTCATGAAAGGTGAACCGGATTTGTTAGCTGTTTATGAAAAAAGATTTGTTGAAGCTATAAGCTCTCTTAAAATGCTAGGAGAGTCTAAACAGGTAACAGATGAGTATCGAACTGGAAAAGTAATTAGGCCAAAACAATGAGTTTAAACGCGTGTATAGATTTGCCTCCGACCTACCAAGTAAGTGTAGAAACTGTTGACGGTCGTGGTTTTACTACCGCAGAAATTGCGGAAAGTTGCGCTTCTAAGATAGTAGAAGTTGCAGATAATGCGGATCCTTTAGTAAAAGCACAAGCTTATGCTTTTAAAAATGACATTGTTAAAGTTATAGAATACTACATGAAAGAAGTTGTAAAAAGTGAACGAACTACGATTTGCAACGCAATAACAAATGCAGGGCATAAAAATTTATCAGAATTAATTAGGAGACTTTAAAATGGCTTTTACCGGCAATTTTATGTGTACGAGCTTTAAGAAAGAATTATTAGAAGCCACGCACAATTTTAGTGCAAGTGGCGGCAATAGTTTTAAGCTTGCGTTGTACACAAATAGCGCGTCCTTTACTGCATCAACGACGGCTTACACAACTTCTAATGAAGCTAGCGGAACTAATTACACTGCCGGGGGTGCGGCATTGACGAACATAGCACCAACGACAACGGGAACTACAGCTTTTACTGATTTTGCAGATTTAACTTTTTCTAACGTAACAATTACTGCTCGTGGTGCGTTAATATATAACGATACTAATAGTGACAAGTCTGTAGTTGTGTTAGATTTTGGAGCAGACAAGACTGTAACAACTGGAGAGTTTAAAATAGTTTTCCCTACAGCGGATGCTACGAACGCAATAATTAGGATTGCATAAATGGCAGATGCCCTTGTTTCATACAATGGATGGAACTCTGCTAGTCAGTCTTGGGGTTCTGGCGGATGGGGACAAAACACTCCGTTAGTGGCTTCTACAGCGTCTGTTGGAACTGCTGAAGCTTCTTTAAAATTTGAATTTTTTGCAACAGGTTTTGAAATTACAGCAGGTGTTAGTGGAGTTTCGGTTTGGGCAGACATAAATCCAACTCCTAATAACAATTGGACAGCAACGACACCGAGTACAGGTAATAGTTGGACAGCAACGACACCGAATGCGGGTAATACTTGGACAAACATAATAGCGGCGTGAGGCTAAGACATGGCTAGTACATATACTACTAATACAGGAATAGAAAAACCGGGTACGGGCGAACAATCGGGTACTTGGGGTGATACTACAAACACTAATTTNGATATTATCGATCAGGCTACTAATGGAATTGTATCCATTACGCTNAGTGCNACGGGATCTACGGGTTCTCCTAATGATTTACCTATTACAAATGGTGCTTTGTCCAACGGTCGTAATCGCTTTATAGAATTTGTAGATGGTGGTGATATCGGCGGTACGGTTTATGTGCAATTGTCTCCCAATGATGCTGAAAAAGTAGTCCACGTTAGAAACAGTTTGTCCGGTTCGCGATCCATATTAATATTCCAAGGCACTTACAATTCTAGTAACGATTTTGAGCTTGTAGCCGGGAAAGATTACACCCTTAAATTTGACGGTGGTGGCTCTGGGGCTACCGTAACGGACGTTAACAACAATTTAACGGTTACCGCGCTAGATGCGGGGACGGTGGAGTTCGATTCTTTATCCGGGACAGGATCTGTTGCAGTTACAGACATCGTTGATGAAGACAACATGTCCTCTAACAGTGCTACTAAGTTAGCCACCCAACAATCTATTAAAGCTTATGTTGATGCTCAAGTAGGAACAGTTGATACGCTTACAGAAATCTTGGCTAACGGTAACACAACAGCTACAGATCAAAAAATACAGTTTCGTGATAGTGCTATATTTATAAATTCTAGCGCCGATGGTCAGCTAGACATAGTAGCTGATACAGAAATCCAAATAGCCGCTACAACAATTGATATTAACGGCGCAATTAACGCTAGTGGTGAAATTATTGCCGCTAGTTTGGATATTAGTGGAAATATAGATGTTGATGGTACAACTAATCTAGATGTTGTAGATATAGATGGTGCTGTTGATATGGCGACTACACTTACCGTTGCCGGTAATGTAGATTTTAATGGTGACTTAGATGTTGATGGTACA